GCGGAAGCAACCGTCTGAACGGGTTGAGTCGTTTGCTTATCTTCACTTTTAGCAAATTTATGCGGAAAGTCAACACGGATTCTTTTATCCACTTCCGCATAATATTCATCAGATTGTGGGTCAAAACCTTCTTTGTCCACTAAATCTTTATGAATTTCGAACGCTGTATATGTCATAGCTCTATCTTGTCCAAACCATGAGTTTTTTGCTGCCCAAGCCTCAGCTCTAGGATCACTAGGTTCCTGCATTTGACTTGCTGGTTGTTCTGGAGCTCTTACGTCTGCAGGTTTAGATACCTCTGTATCCCTATCAGATTTTGTTTGCTCTAGTTTAGCATTTTCAAAAGCGAGTGTAGCGATTCTTTTATTGGCTGCAACTTGTGCTTCAGCATCACCAGCAGTTATAGCTGCAGCAAGTTCTTTTTGTGCTGCTTCTAAACCAGTGCTTATGCTTGTTTCAAACTTTTTAAGATAGTCAGCATCAGTTTTTTCAAAACGTTTTTCTATTATTTTACGTTTCTCCTCAACTGCTTTTGCGTATTCAGTAGCTGCATCTCTTTGCCTTTCAGCTTCACGCATTTTACGTGTAAGTTTTGCAATTCTAGCTTGAACACCTTTGCTGTAATCTTCAAGTTTTTCGTCTTCTTTTTTTGGCTCTTCTTTTACTTCTTCTTGTTTCGTATCCTCTTGAACATCCAACTGCTCACCAGATTCCGCAGGTGTGTTATCGGATTTATTATCTTCAACAACAGTTTCATGTTGCTCCTTTTCTTCTAGATTAATTTCGGCTCCTTCACCTGAAGTGTCGAGATCAACCATTTTTTCGTCTTTAGGCATAGTTTACTCCTTCTATGTTTAATATTCATGCAAGATATCCTCAGGATTCTTGATGGTTGCTAAAACTTCGTCATCGTTTAGCAGACGTATTTCCCCACCTTCTATTTTTATTCTTGATCCAGCATATCGGG